CCTGTGGTCAACTGTGACCCGGCAGTGGCTTCGGCGCCCGTGTTAGCCAACTGCCCGCTCACCATCGGCTGGTAGTTGGCATACTGTCCGCCGAAGGGGGAAGCCGCAGCAGCGCCCGCCGCAGCGTTAGTCCCCGCCGAGCCGAGTTGCGAAATGCCCGCAGCACCACTGAAGATGCCCGAGAGAAGTTGTGCCAGCGAAGATGGGTCCATTTTAGAAGCTTCCCAAAATAATTTCTAACTCAAGGGCTTCGGCCCGGAATGCTACTGGTTCAGTGTGGCGAATCTTGAATGCCCTGCGGCGGAACCTGCCTGCCGGTGTCACCGTTGCCCGTTGCCCTTGCTGCGTACTCATGAAGCGGCTAGACGAATACGACTGGTAGTCGTTATCCGAGTAACTCACCATCACGTTGAAGGACTGGATGTCCGCGATGAGGGTGATACGGCGGCAGACCTTCCACTGGCTTATGCCGCCATCGTACCGGTCGGTGATGATCTGGAGGTCGATAGGTCCACCGTTGTCCGTCACGTCAGTCGAGTCCTGTACGTAGATGGCGCCGCTCGTCGGGTCCTGAAGATAGTCCAAGTCCATCACCTGGGCACTGGCGACCGGACGGAAACAGTTCTCCGAGAAGTTGGCGAACCCAGCATTGCCAGGATTCCCTGCCGGAGCCGTACCGATCTGGTACGTGAACGTGTTGGTGTCGACTACCGTGATGTTGAAGATGCCGTTGTAGTCCGGGATGACGGCGCCCTGGATAACGACAGGATCGCCATCCGAGGAGCCGTTGTTGGGCACCACTGCCGTCACCGTGCCATACGGGTCCGCTTCCAACAGCGTAACCTGCTGAGTCGGGTTCTGCGTGTTGGACGTGAAGATGGTCCACAGGCCCGAGTCGAACGAATAAACGAGCGTGATGTTAGTCGTGCGCAAGGTCAACACGTAGCAGCTATGGCCGTACTGATCCACCGAGAACGCCGAGATGTTATTCAACGGATCGTTCTGGAGGATACGGTCGACGAACGCTGTGCTGATTTTCACCGGCATATAGTTCTGGATCATGTAGACCGAGGCACCTTCACGCCGGGTCTGGCCGATCCACACGACCGAGTTCTGCATCTCGATCACCGACTCGCCAGCGGCGCACCCAACCAGCGAAGGCAGGGACGTGTTGGGCAGGAGCGGGGAAGCGGGCGGCGGTACACCCGCATCCGCGAAGAACTCCATGCTCCACACACCGAAGCCCACCACGTAGTTGAGGTACTTGGCAATCGCCACCCCACCGTTTGGTTCGTTCTCCATTGCAATGAAGCCTAAGGCAGTCCACGTCGAAGGGTCGTTCTCTGCCGAGTTCCAAATCTGCCCTTCGGGGTCCATCACGAAGAAGAAGGTATCGAGGTAGACGATGCCAGGGACCGTGACGGTTGGGTAGTTAGGAACGTTCGACAGCTTCGTCAGGGCGTTCAGGTTCGAGTTGAACGAGTACAGGTCATGCGTCGACTTGAACACCAGCAGGGGCGTGGTGATCGAGGTAGCGGTCTGAGTGAAGTGGTAGAAGCCGCCTGCTACGTTAGGGGCCAGGGCCACCGTCAAGCCGGTGAAGTCGACCAGCCACACGTCATCGTAGAAGGTGGAGGTTGCCGTGGCTTCCCCACCAATCTCCCAGAGATTGCCGAAGCCGAAGAAGGCGCCGCCACTTCGTACCGGCCACCCCGCCGAGAAGTTGGTGCCCGTATTCTCGAAGGTCACGCCGTCCGTGGTCGACCAGATACGTTGAACGTCAGAGCCGGAGGCGCTGTATTCGAGGAGGTAGACGACACCGTTCAGGGTAGTGGCCTGGAGTTGTTTGGCCCCGCCGTTGGAGGTGCCGTCCAGCATCGCATAGGCGCCAGCATTGAACCCAACGTTCAGGCCAAAGGCTACGTTCGGGGCTCCCGTGTAGCCGCTTCCGACGTTGCCGAAGGTGACTTGTACGTAGGGTCCGAGGGCTGACTTGTCCCCATCCCCATCGTCATCAAAGTCTGTAAAAGCATAAGCTGTTGCTCCCGTGCCGCCAGTGCCACCAGAAACCGTGATCGGGCTCGGGATAGGGAAGTCTTGCCCGTAGGAGTCAAACGCCGCAATAGGCCAAACACCAGATGCCGCAACAGCGAACGGGTTTGAAGATGAGCGGGTCCAAGTAGTGCCATCGGGGGAGGTCCAGCAATCAGAGGTTGCAAAGTGGAAAGGGTCCGACAGTTGTCCGCCGACGACCGTCAGCTTGGTGCCCATCCAGAAGAAGCCGAGGTTCGAGCGGGCAACCCACGGGGCTTCCTTGGCGCACTGCGTCCACGAGACGCCGTCAGGGGAAGACCAGACATCGGAGTAGAAGGTGTTGCCTGCTCCGTTGGAGGCGGGACCGGCTGTACCCCCTGCGATGTACATGAGAGAAGAGGAGGCGGTGACGCCGAAGGAGAACCGAGGGCCGAATGCCGCCGCACTGATCTGAGTCCAGTTGATCCCATCGGGGGTCGACCACACATCCCCGAAGACGATGTTGCCCGAGCCAACACCAGTCGTCCCGCCCATCAGGTAGAGGGTGTTGTTGAAGACGATGACCGAGGCGCCGCCCCTGGGGAACCATGCCGCCGTCCCATTGTTGACCCAGGCCAAGCCATCGACCGACGACCAGATATCGTTCTGTGGGACTCCTGCCGAATTGATGCCACCGAATATCCACAGCTTGCCTTGGAAGCCAACTCCCATAGGCAGTGTGCGGGTAGAGAAGGTAGCCGACCCTGTGACCTGTTGAGCGGTCAGGACGATGGAGGACGCCCCGAACGCATTGAGCGTATCGCCCGAGATGGAGTAGAGGTTGCCGAGGTAGTTGTCGATGCCCTGCCCAATACCTACCGTCCCCTGGAACGCCAACCTTTGCCCCGGCCTTTTGATGACGCGCAGAGTCCCCCGAGTCGACTGCTCGATGATCCCGTTGAGGACCTTCGCATCGGTCGAGGTGGTAGCGTCCCTGTTCTCCAGGGGCTCGACAAGAGGGAAGCGGACTGGCGGTTGATCCATTACCGGCTCCGGGTATCGTAGAGGAACCTGACCGAGTCCGTGTTCTCCTGCGACCAGTTAATCATGTCCTCGTAGGCTTTCGCCGCGCGCTGTTGGATCATCTGGACGCGGTCGAGAGACGTGGCGTATTCGAGGCTGATCTCATTGGCAAGGCACCACGTCAACCCCATGTAGCATTCCTGGGGGAAGTCGACCGGGTCAGTGCCAATCTCGACATCGTTCAGCGTCACGAGGCCAATCATCCGCAACGAGTAGTTGTCATCGGCAGGAGTGGGGTAGACGAAGATTTCAGAGTTCTGCGGTTCGATACTCCCGTTGTTGTCATTGAACGGGCGATAGAGCATCGAGTTCACTACGCCCAGGGAGTTCTTGCTTCCGTACATGTTGTACTCTTGAATCGAGAGTTGATCGATGGGAGTATCGAACTGGGTGGGGTTGAACCGGACGAACGCCTGCTGCACCTTCAAGATGCGGGTCGTCACGAGTGAGCCAGTGCCGGTGGCATACGGCCCAATCTGATACGTCCTCTGTCCCGCCACCAGCGGCAGCACCGTCTCGACCACCTTCCACATAGGCTGGCCCTGGAGTATCCACGCCTTAATCATCATATTGAAGGCGAGACTCACATACTGGTAGTCTTGGCTGGTCGGCGGGTTCGTGGCGTCGTAGGTGCCACAGAGCCTCAGAGCCCTGTTGATGACATCGTCCCGGCTAACGCTAAAAGTGGTGCTCATCTCAACTCGCTGCGTAGAGGATGTAAGAAGTGGTCGAGCCGTCGCCAGTGGCGAACTGGAATTGAACGATAGTCCAGAGAACCAGAGCGTTGTCTTTCCACGTGCCTGACCATGTCAACACATCACCTTCGTTGGGGGAAGACGTGAAGGTGAGGTTGCCGAAATTGGACGTGAGGTTGTAGTCGACACCGGGCGTCTGGAGGATGCGATTGCGGTAGACGGCGGGAGTGCCGATGATGAGGTTGCCGTACTCGACGCCCTCGGTTGGGGTGACGCCGTCGCCAGGGTTGGGGGTGCCGCCGAGGATTGCAGGACCGGCGCCGAGGCCGAGTTGGCCGAGAGGCAGGAAGACAGGCCGTACCTCGGGCTGGGTCCAGGGCGGCGCCTGCTCGTCGGGCACACCGCGAACGAAGTCCTGGGGCTGGCGCGGTTCCCAGTCCTCCTTGCAGACGTAGACGCCGTCCCACCGCAGACGCAACTCGCTGGCCTTGCGCTTGAACCCGCAGACCCGGCAGATAGCGTTGTAGTCGCCCAGCTTGAAGTAACCCCGATTCCCGCTCATGGCAACGTCACCCCCGCATTGATCCCCTGGCGAGCGGTCAAGGTCACGTTCGCAGCGGCGCCGAGTTCAGTGCAGCAGGGGTTGCAGAGCAGGACAGATGGGATCACTGCGACGAGATTCGAAGCGGCGCCAGCCAGGACGGGGGTATTGAAGTTCGACTTGTTGAGGCTTTGATTGCCACACACGTCGCAGATGTAGAACAGTTGAGTAGCCACGAGTACGCTCCATAAACTAGGAAAAGCCCTCGGGGAGAGGGCTCACTACGTAGACTCGTTGCGGGATTATACCGCAGATTTTAGCAGGAGGTGAATTGGTCCGGGGAGGCATGAACCAAAAGAGTCTGGTTCCTGGCTTCAATCAAGCCGGGGTGGAAAGCTACAATACGTACTTCGATACCTTTCCACAGGACACGTTCCCCTACCCGAAGAGGTTCTGGCGCAACCCCCTCCGTCACAACCGATAAGGCAATGGGATTTGAATACAGGCCCATATAACCTCCTACGAAAGCGTAACCGTTACGCCAGTGGGCGATTGGTAGGTAGCAGGCGGCACGACCACAGCCGGGACCGTAAAGGCGGTTGTCACGGGATTGCCAAGAGGCGCTACCCCATTGACTGTCATCAGGCCATTGGCTTGAACAGTGACCGTGTAGTCGCCTGGGTTCAAGGCGGTAGCGAAGGTGCAGGTGTCGGTGGTAACCGACTGCGATTCAATATGCCCCGTGCCTGCGGCATGATCCAGGCTGAACACATAACCCTCAAATGACGCAAATCCGTCCGGAAGGTCTGCGGTTTCGGTGGTGATAGTTGCAGTAGCGATAGCCATAAATTACTCCTAAGTTAAGCCCCGCCAACACTGATGGGGCGGTACTTGACAGTTTGAAGCATCAGGGTCCAGGTAACTGTACCCGCTGCCAGGGCATCGATAACGATTACCGAAAAACTAATGGCCCCTGTCACACCAACACCGGCATTATTTTGCAATCCCCCGAACCACTTGGCTTCTATCTTACCCCGGCCTGACAACTCTGTGATGAGGATAGGTGTGGTGGCATTCCAGTACAACTGGATAGCGATGCCGTCCGAAATGGAATACTGAATGCAGTCAATGCGCAAGCGGGTGGCCGGGTGTAATCCGCTCATGCCAGGGTTCATGTCACTCAAGGACCCGTTAGTTGGGTCTTGAATAATCGTAAACGCTGGCAAGGCGGGTGTTGGAGCCGTGTCATCCCCTGTGGTTTTTGTAACCACATTACGCGGCCCATCGATTTCAATCTGAGTCGCATTCGAGGCCATCTTACCGCTCCTTCTGGGCTTGGTGGAAGTCCGCCAGACCGGCGATGATAGCTCCCGTGGCCCCGTTGCCGAACACTATCGTCGGAGACAGTGGGACAGTCGGAAGAGTCGGCGCCGTCAAGCGGGCTACACAACCAGCGTTGTTCGGGCCGTTCGTGGTGCCGATGTTCGACTGCGGTACGAAGCCAACCAACTGCGTATCGGCGTAGAACTCTACGTCACCTTGGCGGGTGATGTAGATGGCGAGGTCGAAGTAGGTTGCGTTGGTCAGGGCAAGAGCGCCCAGAGGGATGTTCACCGAGACCGTGGCCGAAGCCACCGTCACGTTGCCCACCAGTTGTACGCCACCAGCGGCCTTGCTGAAGTACACGCCATTCACCACCGTAGGGGTGGCCGGAGCCGCAAACGTCGCAATCAAGCCAGCCAGAAACGTCTGGGTGGTTACGTTCGCCATCTGAAAGCGGCCTTCCCAGAACACCTTCTTCGGGGGGGTGTTGACAGTGAAACCGCCCACCGGAGTTTGCACACCAGCAAAGGAACCGGCAGCAACCAGCGTGGTGAAGGAAGCAATGCCACCATCACCGGCAACTACAGCATTCGTCGGCGTGGTTCCGATATTGACATAAGCCCCGGTGATCCCCAAGCTCTGGTCGAAGTCATCGACAAAGGCGTGGTAGAACAACGGGTTCCAATTGCCGCAATCAGCGAGAGGTTGGAACGGGGCATCAGGCGTGCCGCCCGAAGTCTGCCGAACCGGAGGTTGAGAAGCTACTACGGCCATGACCGCTCCTTAGATTTGGGGCTTACCGTTCTTGAACGGATGGGCGATTGTCTTTGCACCGAGGCCAGGGTTGCGCTTCGACACGGGCGTTGCCGTCATCGGCACTGCCTTGAAGGGAGTGTTGGGGAGGGACACGCCTGCTGCCTGCACGCCCAGCTTGTAATCTTTCCGATTGCGAGAGTCGGCCATGATCTATTTCCGTTTGGACTTGCGGGCAGTTGAGAGGGCCACTGCGACGGCTTGCTTATTCGCCTTGGCCTTCCCGAACTTCTTCGCCGTCTTGGCGAACGTCTTGCCCTTGTGGAACTCAGAGATGTTCGAAGAAACCGTCTTCTTCGATGAACCCTTTTTCAGAGGCATGACGTTCTCCAGATTACGGCCCGTTCGACCCGAAGAGACCACGAGGATCGGTCCAGAAGAACGAGTACCGTTCACGGGACTTCGCCTTGGCGTTGTCGGTGTCGAAGTCGTTGTCCTGCTCGAATGAGATTGGGACACGGGTGTAGGACTTAAGGCCGTCCGGGCAGTTGGTGCGGAGGAACCACGCATGCGGCGACGTGAGGTAATGATTCACGTGGATGCCGCCTGGGATGGCGCCAGTAGCCTTGATGACGTTGATGTCATTGTTGGCCGTGCCCGGTTGGAACACCGACTTCATGATTCGGTTGGCATTGAACCATTCCTGACGCGGAACGATCAAGCGTTGCGGCATGATGTTGATGAGGTTGCCCACGTCATCCGCCGTACCCATGATCTGGATGATGAGGTCTTCGAGCGACGCTTCCGACAAGTCGGCGCCCACTGCGAGCATGTTCGAGAACGAACCGCCCGAGGTGTTCGGGTGAGCCACGTTCAGCAAGCTCACTCCGTCGCCGCCGTTGAAGCCGGTGGTGAACGCGTTGTTGTAGATGTTCGCTGCGACGTTCTCTTTGGTCTGGCGGAAGCTAAATGCCAGACTCGCAGCACGCCGCTTGGACACCTTCTCGTAGAGGTCATCCTCCAACTCTTCCTGCGTCACGATGTAGCCGAGGCTGTACGTGAGGTGGACGTAGCGGGAGATGAAGCCCTGGAGTTCCGAGGTGTAGATCGTACCGCCAGACTCGGGCTTGACCGGAGCCAACCCGAAGCCGGTGATCTGGACATCTTCCTCGTAGTTCTGGTGCGAGGTGTCCTGCTCGAAGAGCATCGGCCATTCTTCGGGATGCTCCGCGTAGGTCCGACCCCACCACGCCTTGATACCCGGCCACAAGGCTTTGGGGTGGGTGCCTGTATTGATGATGCCACCAACTGCCATGATGATTCTCCGTTGTGGTTAGGTTTAGACGCCGACAGTGCCAGGAGACGGCTTGCCGTACTGATGCGTGTTGAAGACAACCAACAGCGGCATGTTCACACCGAATGCGACGTTGGGGCGGTAGGGAATTCCGACGATCTTCAGCGGCAGGGTAGCCGTCACAGCGATGGTATCCACCACCGTTGCCGAGAGAGGTCCGATTGTGTTGGCAGGAGCCGTGGGCAAGAACGAGGCGTTGGAACCCACCGTGGTAGCTTGCGCTGCCGCGAGAGAAGCCGAGCCTTGGATTTCAAATAGCAGCGAAGGATCGTCCGCCACCCAAACGTAGTAGTCGTTCAGCTTGGCGGCTGGCACGAACTGGAGGTTCAAGTTGACTGCGGTGCCTTGAGTTTGACCAGCGCCGACACCGATAGGGGCAACCTGCACGCCGACGATAGCGCCGATGGGCAAGCAAGCTGTCTGGGAACCGGTGAAGCCGGTGATGTTCGGGACACCGTTGATGTCCGAACCTTGCGTGGAGCCGTTCAGACCGGCAGCAGGGACCAACTGAACAATGTCGCCATTGTAGTAAGCCTTGGTGTCGGTCGACTGGATGTGGTACAGGTTCGCCTTGCCGTTCCAGGGATTTCCGTCCTGGGTCTGGACCGGCTGGAGGCCATGCGGAGCGGCAGGGTTTGCCATTGTCATTCTCCAGAATTATGAAGTCGTCGAGCCGTAGTCGATGCCACTTTTCGGAATGTAGGCACCTTCCACCGGCGTAGTCGTTCCCGTTCGAATGGCCTTGTCGATTGCTGCGGCCCGCTTCTGGTAGAACGCATCGTTCTCGTTCTTCCATTCCTGCTTGATCTTCATCAAGTAGGCTACCAGCGGCCCGCCCTGTTCGGTGTGCCCTACGATACGGCTAACTCGGTCGCCGGAGTCAGCGCTTGCAGCGCCCATTCCCGGCTCTATCTCGACTTCACTCTGGGAGACGAACTCGTATCCGTTAGCCAGGGCCTCATTCACCCTATTGGGATAGTCGTTGATCCAGTGGCAGTATAACCCACTTGCCATAAGTTTGCTGCAATCGACACCAAGCTTCGATCCGCCGAGCATCGGACGGCGGGAACGGCCCGCCGTTTCGCGATCTGTGATGGACCGTACTTGCGGCGCGATAGCCTCACGGGTGGGGATGCCTTCGTGCTGGTCTTGCTTGCTCATGATGGTTCCTTACTGGTAGTTGGAGAAGTATTCGGCCTGGGCTTTGGCCTTGTCCATCTTCTTATCGCCCTCGACATAGAAGCCCGCTTTGTAGAAGCGCTCGAACTGAGCTTTGACTTCGGCGGGGAGAGAGTTGAAGCCCTTGCCAGACTTGGCCGGGGTGAAGGAGGAGCCACCGCCGCCACCACCTTCGACCATACCTGGGGCAGGAGATTCGAACTCCTCGAACTGCTTGGCGAAGACCTTGCGAGTCTTCTTGGCAACCTCGGCCAGGACTTGCTTGGGGGTGAGTCGTTCGGCCTGGGGCTTCTTCATTTCCCGATCTTGAATGGATAAAGCTGCGCCGTTGGCGTACTCCACCAGTTCTGGATTCTTGCGGTCGTCGAACCAGGGGTTCTCGGACATCCACTCCTGCACGTCCGGGTGGACAGTAGGGTCTTGCTTGGCAGGAGCCTTGACCTCGGGGATCGAGGAAGGTGCCGCTTTCAACTCATCCATCTGATCACGGAGGTCCTCAGCGGCAAGGGCATCGCCGTTGGCTAGGGCTTCCCGGCGCTGCTCCTTCAACTGCCGGAGGGCGTTGGTCATCGCGTTGTCCTCAACCTTCTTGAGGTACTCCCGGATTTCCTTGACGGTGGCGCCCTGCTCCGTCATCTCTTGCCTAAGGCGGGTAATCTCCGCATCCTTCTTGGCGAGAGTCTTGCGCAGGATCGGGTTGATCTGCTTGCCCCGGTTGACGAAGGTCTCAGCATCGGACCACTCGGCTTCGTCACCGCGCCATTCGGCAAGTGGGACCCAGCCTTGCTCACGAGCTTCCGCCACGATGTGGTCGTCACCGCCACCTTCATCGGCGCCGCCACCACCCAACACATCTTTTATATCAGCCATGTCATTCCCCCAGAACCATCATGATGTCCAAGTCGTGAACGACTCGGTAATTGACCTTGTTCTTCAGGTCGCCTTCTTGAAACAGCCAACCTCCGAACTTGGCAATGCGGACCTTATCGCCCACCTTGACCCAGTCTGCCGGTTGGTCGTGGAAGGCTTGCGCCCCCAAAGCAACCACAGTACCTTCCATCTGTTGCATCTCAGCACGACCTTCCAACGTACCGGGAGCGGCAATGATGATGCCGGACGCAGTCGTTGTTTCGGGCGGGTCCATCAAGATCAGGACCTTGTTACCACTCGGCTTCCACTTCGTTGTCATTGATGTCTTCCTCTTTCTAGATATGACACACAGTTTAAAAGAACTACCTCACTATCTCCGGCATGACCAAGTATCAAATTACAGTTGCTGCAAAACTTACCTCTACATTGCGCTATGCTTGGTCGTCCCATAGGTCCTCTTCATCCATCGTTAGTAAATAAGAGTACACCTCATGCGCACCGATAGCCTTCGCTCTACGAACTGCTTCTTCATGCGGATCATCTAATCCCACGCCACCCCTAAAACGGGCTAGCTCCTCCTCCTCCAACTCCCGGAGGTGCCGCTCCAGCATCGCCTTGACCGCCTGTTGCACCGGATGCGCCGAGAAGAGCACCCAGTCCTCCTCCTCCACCACTACTGTCCTTGCCACCATCGCTCTCCTTATCGTTGCCACCCATCATTGAGTGGAGGATTTTGATTGCCTCCAGCGTTCCCTCTTGCTTGTTCTTCGCGGCTCCGATTTGCGCCTCAATAAGCGCAATCTGATGCCCAGTATCCACACCCTTCGCCTCAGCAAGAGTTTGAACAACTTGTGCCTCCAAGAGTTTGATTTGGGCTTGTTGCAACTCAGCCTTGGAGACCAAGTCGAGGAGCTTGATCTTGAAGTCGAGTTGCTGCTTGGCCTGAGCCGACTGTTGCTTGAGTTGCTCGATCTGAAGCTTTGGGTTCTGCGGAGGCGGAACGGCGAACGGACCCTTAGGATCAGGTAGGAACTTGTCGATGTCAGGGACCTTCAGGGCTTGAAGGTAGTAACGATGGACTTGATAGATGTCGTAGCCTGGAGCCGCCATTGCCGCCTGCATCAGCGACGAGGCTTGGTTGTAGCGTTGGGCGTCCGACATGTAGAACGGGTCGGCGCTAGGGCGGATCGTAACCTCGGCATTCTTGTAGAGGTGCGCTGCTGCCTTAGACTGCGGCGGGGCTGACTGAGCGAAGTACGGCATGCTCTCGTCAAGGAACACGCAGTTCAGGCGGAACAGTTTGCGCAACTCCTGAGTGAAAGCCCGATGCGTCCGCTTGAAGATGCCGTTGAACACCTTCATGCCCTGCTCTACCATCGCACGGGAAGTCTCAGCCGGAGTATTCTGACCTGGGTTCTTACCTTGCAGAATGTCAACCGCACCAGCGATCTGCTGTCCATACTCGATGAGGAGGGTGAGCAGTTGGAAGAGCGACTGGTTAGGCGGTGGAGGGGGCAGAGGAACAACACTCTTCCTGATGTCATCTCCACTTCCATCAACAGTCTTCCACTCGCCGGGGCGGAAACGATACTCGCCCTTCTTATTCTTGAACCCGCGCCCAAGGAAGCCCCCTCCAGCATTGGCAAGGGTTCCCGAATCGAGCATCTGGTTGAGCGAGGAATCAATGGCGTGATTGAGCGGCCCGAGTAGAGCACCAAATCCGAGGTCATAGAAGCCACCATCCGGCGAAGGGATGAAAGGATACTTCGTGAACATCGTCAGAGGGTTGATTCGGATGAGTTTTCCGGAGGGTAGGAAAGTAACATCCTTGCGAGTGAAACGCGGCACGATTCGCAGCACTTGGGCCGTATCATAGCGAACAGTGACGATGTATGGTTCGGCGTAGCCGTCGCCGTCCAAATCGAGCGTGCGATGTTGTTCCAGCAACTCGTATGGAGCATCGTGGTCGGCCACGACAGGCCGGATTCCTTGTCGGTCGTCGGTCTCTTCTTCGAGCATGTAGCGGAGTCGGGGCTCGGCTCGGGGGGAACCTTCTTTGAACTCGGCAAAGATTCCTCGGGCTTGGCGCTCGTAGACGGCGTTAGGGTCGAGGTAGATGATGTGGGTAAGGCGGGGGGCATGCTCAATGTCCTTGGTGTAGTAGGACACGACGATGTCCTTCGGGGAGATAAACTCCGAAACGTTGTGGCACAGGATGGGGTCGAAGTAGGACTTCTTGAAGGCGCACCCCATGATGGCTTGGGTCAAGAGCATCTTGTCGTGGTTCTCTTCCCAGGTCTCGTCCTCTTCGAGGATTTGATAAGACATGTGGTCGGCTATTTCGTTGGCCTGTTGGGTCAGGGCATCGAACTTGGCCTTGAGTTGCTGAGCTTGCTGCTGGGCTTGCTGCATAGCCTGCTGCGCCTGGGGGTCAGGCGGTTGACCCGGCTGGGCAGGAGGCATCGTAGGCAGCGTCAGCTTAGGCATTTTCTGTAGCGGACGAGCAGCGACAGGTTGTCCACCGTTGACCAGCGCGGGGTAGGCGCGAGACTGATACTGAAGGGCGGCAATAGTCAAGAGAGGGAACTTGACGTTGGCGGCATCCGGCCACGGGAAGGTCTTCTTCTCGGTGACTTGAAGGGCTAGGCGCATAGCCAACTGCATCCGCTCTTCCCATTCTTGGCGAGAGACCCGGTCGTTGTCGAAGTCCTGCTTGACCATCGCACCGAGGGTGTCGAGGTCATGCTCGTCGAAACGGTCGACGAGGTTCGAGGAGCGCATCAACTTCTCGTCGAGCGCGATGAAGTGTTCAAGGTTCCACG